CCTTCACGGAGACCGGCATCTGGCGGTGGGACACGGCGACGACCGACTGGGTGACCTGGCTGGGCGCTGGCGAGTCGGCGCTCGAGCTGTCAGCGACGACGCACTGGTCGGCCGTCACGTTCAACAACCGAGTGATAGCGACCAACGGGATCGACAAGGTCATCGTCTTCGACGACGCAACGCCGGCCGCGTGGCTGGGCGGGGCCAACGGCGTCGAGATGTACGCCGGGAAATACTGCACGGCCGCCCACTGGGTGGCGGTCTTCGAGAATTGCGTCTTCCTGATCAGGACGACAGAGGACGGCGTCCAGTGCAATCAGCGGATCCGCTGGTCCTCCATCGGTGACGAAGAGACGTGGGACTCCCTTGGCGCTGGCGCTGCCGACGTGGCGGGCTCCGACTTCGTCGTCGCTGCCCAGGTCTACAAGGACTTCCTGATCGTCGTCAAGGAGGCGTCGGTCAAGCGGCTGTGGATGACAGGCGGGGACCTGCTCTTCGCCATCAGCTCGGTCTCCGAGGAGTTCGGCTGCATCTCGCCCCATTCGATGGTGACCGGGATGGACGGGGAGCTGTACATGCTGGCGACCGACAAGACCATCAGGTCCGCCCAGGGCGTCGAGGTCTCGCAGTCGATCAACGAGACGCTGCGGCAGATCCCTGACAACATGATGGACAAGGTCCGGGCCTGCAAGGTCGACGCATATCAGGAGCTGTGGTTTGCGATCCCCAAGGGCTCAGACGCGACGGCCAACACGACGGTCATGACGCTGAAGGCCGGGCCCCTGTGGCTGCCAAGGCAGATGGACGCCGCGGCATTCTGCCGGTTCAGGTCCCAGACCAGCTACACGATCGACAGCCTGCCGTTTACGACGGTCGACGGCTGGGCGTGGGACTCGATCGACTCGGTGGAGGCAAACGCCCGTTTCCCGATGGACATCGTCGCGGACTCTGCCGGCGTGATCTACCAGTCCCATGCCTCCAATCAGGACAAGGGCCAGGACGTCGGGAGCTACTTCACGCTGACGACGACGCTGGGGACGCAGGACATGGGGCTCTTCAAGCGGGTCCTCCTGATCGAGCTGCTGGTCGGCAACGACCCGGGCACCCTCTACACCGTCGAGGCGCAGGAGGACCAGACCGGCATCTGGCAGCAGGTGGGAGCTGCCGCCGTGATCGACGGCCAGGCTGACATCCACCGGCTGGTTATCCCGACCGATCTGAGGGCCAAGCATCTGCTGCTCAAGATCTCCTGCAGCAGCCCGTTCAGATTCCTTGGCGTGATGTTTGAGTTTACGCCCGATGGAGGATGGTAATGAGCGCGACCGGAGCAAAGACGCTATTCCTCAAGCCACTGCCGGCGACGATGACGCCAGAGGCCATACGCTCGGCCATTGAGGACATGAGGGCCGTCCTGGACGAGATGGGTCGGGCGACCTTCGGGGACATGCGGGACGTCGTCAAGGTCAAGATCCCGGCCGTCGCTGCGGACATCGCAACGGTTGCCGGCGACGTGGCCACTGCCGGCGGACAGATCACGACGCTGCAGGGCGACCTGGCGACCGCCTCAGCTGCGGTGGCCGCGCTGCAGGGCGACCTGGCTGACGCCGACGCGGCGATTGCTGACGTCGTGGGCGACGTGGCCGCGGCCAATACCGCGATTGCAGGCGTTGCCTCTGACCTGGCGACGGCCAACGGGCTACTGGGCGGCAGGCTGACGGCGATCGAGGACGACGTCCTGACGATCCCGATGGCCGACGGCATCACCTTCTCGGTCGCTGGGGCGACGGTCTCATGGACCGGCGGCAAGCTGCACTACGGGACCCAGCAGATCACGATCAATGCGGGGTCGACGACCGACTCGTATGTCTACTACGACTTCTACGGAGCGCACCCCAACACCCTTTCCCACTCGGCTGCCGCGCCCGCGATCGGAAAGACCGCGACGGCCGACGTGTGGCTGTTGTGCGTGAAGGAGGCCGCCGGCAAGCTGAACGTGGCGGCCGTCTCCGCGCTGGTCCACGCCGGGCTGATACAGGCCAACGCCATCACGGCCGGGGCGATAGCGGCCGACGCGGTGACCGCGACGAAGATCCTCGCCGGCGCTGTTACCGCCGCGGCCATTGCGACCGACGCCGTGACGGCCGTCAAGATCCTGGCCGGGGCGGTGACCGCCGACAAGATAGCGGCCGACGCCGTGACCGCGGTCAAGATCCTGGCCGGCTGCATCACCTCGGACAAGATCGCGGCCAACGCCATCACCGCGACCCAGATCCTTGCCGGGGCCGTGACGGCCGGGAAGATCAACGTCGCCAGCCTCTCCGCGATCGCGGCGGACCTTGGCACGATCACCAGCGGCTCGATCACGCTCAACCTGGGATCCAGCGTCAACCGGATGAGGATCGACTCCAGCGGGATCTACTCCAGCATCGACTCGGGCGCGACGTGGAAGAGGATCATCGGGCTGATCGACGGGAAGGTCTCGGCGGCCTTCGACGCATACGACGACGGCCAGACCATATCAACCATCATCGGGAGCTATGAAGTGTCATCGACCACGCTGATCGACAAAGAGACCAAGAACATCTACACCGACTCGGCCACATGGTGGAGCTGCAAGACTCCGATCACGATCGTTGCGGACGCGGCCGTCGCTGCCGACGTCTACGATAGCGGCTGGTTTGCCGTCGCCGCGGCCAGCAATTACCCTCTGACTCACAACCTTGGATCTACCGCGCTCGAGACTACCGTCTGGTTTGCCCCGGACTCTGCAGGGGCCCCGGACCTGGCCAACGCGTCGACCGGCCTGCAGTATCTCAGCAGTTCGGCCGAGAGCGGTCCCATCGTCCAGGGCCTGACGCTGACGCAGCTGACGCTCAAGACCGGCAAGAACTACGCCGGCGTGACGTTCGACTCCGACGGCGACGGCGTCTTCGCCTCTACCGGATGGTGCAGGGTACTCGCCAGGCGTCTGTCGCTTGAGCAGATCGCCACGTCCGACGAGATCAAGATGGAGATCTACAGGTCCTCCAGCGGCGACACCGCCAACGTCCAGCTGATGAAGCACCTTGGGACGGCCACGACCCAGAACATCACCGGGATCACCAAGGCAGCTGCGGCGACGGTACTGCTGGGCGGGACGATCACCGGCAGCGGGCTGTTCAATCCTGGCGACTGGATCACGATCTCGGGCGTTTTGGGCATGACGCAGATGAACGGGACCTGGCGGATCTCGTCGGTCCCCTCGGACCTGCCTGACCGGATCATCATCGACGTGGACAGCCGGGCGTTCTCGACCTATACCAGCGGCGGGCAGATCTCTATGGACGATCTTGACGCAACGCCAGAGCTGGCGTGGACCTTCTCGGGCGTCCTGACCAATACCGCCCCCTTCTTCTTCAAGGTCGCCAATGCGGGCAAATACACCCTTCAGATCAAGGGTCCATCGACCCGGGCGACGGTGTCCGTCGGGAAACAAGTGGACGTAGTGCTTAGGGGCAAGGCAAGATAGACATGCAAGCCGGGCCAGCGGCACACGGCCCAGAAAGACGGTGAACTATGGGACTCTTTGGCGGAAGCGAATCGAAGGTTGTGACGGTTCCAGATACAAAGTATCAGAAGCAGGGCATCGGCTTCCTGCAGAACCTCCTGCGGATCACCCCGGATATGCCGACCCAGCAGGTCGCCGGGATGTCGCCGGCCGAGCAGGCGGCCCAGTCGGCCCTCATGCAGTTCGTCAACGGCGGCGACATGCAGGATCCAAGCACCTCCCAGTTCTGGAAGGGGCTAAGGGCCAACATCAAGCTGCAGGACGACAGCAACGTCGCGGCGCTGCGCCAGCGGTCGCAGGCGGCCGGGATGTTCAACTCCTCGCCGTCGTACCGGGCAGAGGGCGACTACCGGGCTCAGTCGGCGGCCAACGCCAATCAGCAGCTGGGCCAGCTCTACCAGAACGAGCGCCAATACAACTCGGCCGCCAACCGTGCCCAGGTGGGGATGCAACTGGGCAGCCTCCCCCGGATGCTGCAGCAGCAGGGCATGGACGCCAACTACCAGCAGCAGATGCAGTCCCTGCTGTTCCCCTACCAGAACCAGGCCCCGATCGCGCAGTCGCTGATGAACCGCCAGCCGGCCCAGTACATGCAGCAGGGCCAGCAGGGGATCCTGGGCGGCATGGTCTCGCAGCTGCCGATGCTGGCCATGATGGGCGGGCTTGGCTACCTGGGGGCGACTGCAGGCGCTGGCAATGCGGCGTCAAGCGCGTTGGGCGGGTTTGACCGTTCGCAGATGCTGGATCCCATGAAGGCAGCACAACAGGGCTGGTAAGCCATTAACCACAGGAGCAAGACTATGCCATTCCTCGGAGTCATGCCGGCCCCGGCGGCCAGCAACGTACAGATCGACCTTCAGCAGCCTCTAAGCATGCTGATGGGTTACCTTGAGCAGCAGCGGCAGCATCAGACGGAGCTGGAGATGGGGCAGATAGCCGGCCAGGCCATGAGCCAGGGCGGAAACGTCGGCCAGTCGCTGATCTCCTCCATCGCGGCCAACCCAAAGCTGGCGCAGACCAAGCTGGGCAGCACGATCCTGAGCCAGGTCCTTGGCCAGCAGCTGGAGGACCCGGCCGTCAAGCGGATGCGGGGCCTGCAGGAGCAATCCATGATCGGCAACATCGCCCTGCAGAACCAGCAGATGAAGACGCCCGAGCAGCTGGCGCTTGAGCGGGCCAATACCCAGACGATGAACGAGCTGAACATCGCCGGCAAGCGGGCGGACACTCAGGCGCAGGAGCTGGCCAACCAGGCGAAGGTCGACCAGAAGGACCCCGTCGCCTACATGATGAAGACCAAGGGCCTGACAGAGGAGCAGGCAAAGCAGGCGCTGGCCATACAGGCCGGGATCGAGGCCAAGCCAAAGGCCGCGCCGCAGTACAAGCCGATCACCGATACGCAGATGAAGATGATCGGCAACTCCCTGGACTCCGACAGCGGGCCCCTGG